GATACACCACAAACTGATTTACAGGAAATGCAGGTTAAAGATAAGTTTGTCTTTGTAGGCTTTACGGCTAAAGGCATAATGCCTCAGTTGAGTACTCCTTCTGGATATCTGGAGCCTCATAAGATACAAGCAGCACTCGCAGAAAGTATATTAATTGAGGACAGCCCATATGTTCCTGATTGGGGTTTAGCAGCAGAAGTTTTAGGTTTTGTAGTTACAGTTCTTTTAGCATGGTGTTTGATAAATATTTTCGGCATAACTTTGGGTATATCTTTTGGTAGTCTATTATTTTTATTAACAGCAGGAAGTGGGTATTACTTAATACAACAAGGACTTCTTATAGATGTTACTTGGACTTTAATATCACAATTTATTACAGCGTCTACAGCATTTTATCTACGCTTTAGAGAACAATATAAATTAAGACAACAGATAAAAGCTCAGTTTGGTAAGTATCTCGATCCTAGAATGGTTAAAAAACTCCAAGACAATCCTGAGTTGTGTCAGGTCAATGGTAAAAGAGTGGACTGTTCTATTATATTTACTGATTTAAGGGGATTCACAAGTCTCTCAGAGTCAGTAGAGCCTGAAATGGTTACATACATTATGAATAGTGTATTAGATGTACAGGTTAAAGCAGCTAATAAATACTTTGGTTGCACCGATAAATTTATTGGTGATGCGGGTATGTTTCATTGGAATACGATTATTCCACAAGACGATCATCATACTTTGGCTTTAAAAGCAGCCCAAGAAATAGAAAAGAATATTGAAGAATTAAACATTAGATTTAAAGAAGAAGGTATACCTGAAATAGCGATAGGTATAGGAGTTAATTCGGGAGTCTGTATAGCTGGTAACTTTGGAGCTACAGACAGATTTGCTTTCTCTTTAATTGGCGATCCATGTAATGTCGCTGCTAGATTGGAGTCAAGTACGAAGATCGCAGGAGTTGGCGTATTAATCGGAGAAGAAACTGCAAAAAATGTTGATTTTAATTTGCGGTTATTAGAGCCAATAGAAGTTAAAGGAAAAGCGAAACCATTACAGGTTTATACATGGGGGAGTTAATATTAAATTAGCCGACCCCTGTTGGTTTGGAGTCAGTCTGCTCCTGCTCTAAATTGGCAGGGGAAGGTTTAAAAAAGGAGCATAAATGAAATTATCAATAGGTTTAGGCATAGCATTAATCTTGGTAGCTACTGGTTCATACTTTTGGATAGGCAAACTCAATGATGAAATCGTTATTTTAAAAAGTAATGCCATTGTCCTTGAAGGGGAGATTAAGAAACAAAATGAGCAGATAAAAAAACAATTAGAGGAGCAGAAAAAGACTTACGCTCAAATAGATAATCTTTCAAGGAAGAATCAAGAAAGTATGCGTGAAGTTAATGCTTTAAAGCAGACATTTGCCCGACATGATTTAGATGCTTTAGCTTTGGCTAAACCTAAATTATTAGAAGGTAAGGTTAATAAAGCTACCAAGCGTGTATTTGATGGTTTAATAAAGTTAACTGATCCTCGACAATTTGATGAGAAAGACGATGAAAGTTCTACTGGTAGTTAGTCTTTCTGTCTTAATGGCAAGCTGTTCTATGTTTCAGTTTGGCGGAACTAAAACTAAACCTGTTGAGGTAGTAAACATAGCAGAAAGACCTCCCATGTTTCACCCACCATTACCAATGGAAATGCAACTGGTTACTGTGGATTGGGAGATACTAACACCAGAAATTCTAAAAGAATACCTACAGCTAGTAGAAGAAGGAAAGGCTCCAAGACAAGCATATTATGCTCTTACCACTAAAGATTATGAAAATATTAGTAATAATATGGCAGAAATTAAGCGTTATACGAGAGATATTTTGGCGATTGTTGAGTATTACAGAAGTCTTGATGATGAGGAAGAAGATGATGGATAAAGAGAAACTAATGAAAGAGCTTATTGCTGATGAAGGATTTGAATATGAAATCTATTTAGATCATCTTGGTTATGAGACTTTAGGAGTAGGACATTTAATAACTAAAAAAGATGAAGAGTACGGAAAACCAGTAGGTACTCCTATTTCTGAGCAAAGAATTAGGGAATGTTTAGATAATGACATAGAAATTGTTTGCCAAGAATTGGATATGAAAGAACCTTGGTGGCGAAGTCTTGACGATAATCGTCAAAGAATAGTAGCCAATATGTGTTTCAACCTTGGTCATCCACGTTTAAGTAAATTTAAAAACTTTATTCATGCTATGCAAGTTTCGGATTGGGAACGTGCTGCTAAAGAGATGATGGATTCAAAATGGGCTACGCAAGTAGGAGATCGAGCAAAAAGACTTAGAGACAGGATGTTACATGACGTATAAAAGAACTAGGGATTACGAAAAGGAATACAAAGACTTTCACAGCAAGCCTGAACAGGTCAAGAATAGAATGGGTCGTAATCGAGCCAATTATGCAATGAAAAAGGCAGGAAAGGTAAAGAAAGGTCAGGATGTACACCATAAAGATGGTAACCCACGCAATAATGCACCGAGCAATTTAAAAATTGTTGCAAGCGGTAAAAACAGAAGCAACAACAAAAAACGAAGCGGGAGAAGGAAAGCATAATGCCATTAGCCAAGTTTAAATTTAATCCAGGAGTTTATAAGGAAGGTACTCAGTATTCCGACAATAACGCTTGGTATGATTCGGACAAGATGAGATTCAGGGGTGGTAAACCTGAAAAGATTGGCGGTTGGCAAAGGATTTCAAATGACACTTTTTTGGGGTCTTGTAGGGGACTTCATAATTGGCAGGATTTGGTAGGAACTGATTACATGGGGGTAGGAACTAACCTAAAGTACTACATAGAGTTGGGAACACAATACCATGATGTAACTCCTATTAGAGCCACTACTTCTGCAGGGGATGTAACCTTTGCGGCTACTGATGGTTCTTCTACAGTAACTATTACTGATAATAATCATGGAGCCTTAGAAAATGATTTCGTTACTTTTAGTGGAGCTGCTTCATTAGGCGGAAATATTATTGCTGCAGTTTTAAATCAGGAATATCAAATTGTTACAGTGTCTGGTACCAATACTTACACGATAGAAGCCAAAGATACCGATGGAGATGAAGTAACAGCTAATAGCAGTGACAGTGGTAATGGTGGCAGCAGTGTAGTCGGTACATATCAAATAAATACAGGCTTGGATACTTATGTTGCTGGTACTGGTTGGGGTGCAGGAACATGGGGTAGATCAACTTGGGGTAGTAGCGTTGATACTACTGTTACTTCTGCTAATTTAAGACTTTGGACACACGATAATTATGGTGAGGATTTAATACTAGCACCGAGGGCAGATAATGCATCAGGAGGGGTTTTTTATTGGGATTCTAGTGCTCTTGTTACCACAAGAGCAATTGCTTTAAGTGCTGTTAGTGGTGCCAGTGATACGCCTACTTTAGTGAATCAAATTATGGTTTCAGAAGAAGCTAGGCATGTTATTGCTTTTGGTTCTAACCCAGTTGGGTCCACTACTCAAGATCAGATGCTAATTAGATGGTCAACGGCTAGTAGTGCAGTGGATTGGACTCCTACGGCTACTAATAGTGCAGGTGGGCAAAGAATTAGTTCTGGATCAAAAATAGTCGGTGCCGCAAAAGCCAGAGGTGAAATTATAATATGGACTGACGCAGGAATGCATTCGATGCAGTATGTAGGTGGAGATTTTGTATTTACTTTTAGGCAGATAACTGAAGGTCCCTCCCTTATAGGACCAAATGCTGCCGTTAATGAAGCTAGTCGTATATTTTGGATGGATCGTGGTAATTTTTGGTACTACGATGGTGCTCACCATATCTTAGATTGCACTGTTTTGGACTATATATTTAGTGATATAAATCTAGGTCAAACTTATAAAGTTTTCGGTGGAGCAAATGCAGATTTTTCAGAAGTATGGTGGTTTTATCCATCTTCTTCTTCCGATGAAATAGATCGTTACGTTATTTATAATTACAAAGAAAATGTGTGGTCAGTGGGTTCGATGGTAAGAACGGCTTGGAGTGAAGCTCCAACAAGAAATACACCCGTTGCAGCAGGTAATACAGTCAAGTATCTATACAACCATGAGTTTACAAAAAACGATGATGGTGCTGCCATGACGGCTTATATAGAATCAGGTGATATTGATTTAGATGATATTGGAGAGCGATTTATATTTATTGATAGAATAATACCAGACTTGGCTTTTTCAGGAACGGGTACTCAAGAGGTTAGTGTTTCGATAAAGGGCAGGGATTATCCTTTTGATTCCTTATCTACTATGTCTACATCAACCATAACTAATTCAACTCAACAGGCTTTTATTAGGGGTAGAGCAAGGCAAACTGTCGTAAGAATAGAAAGTTCCAATGCAAATATGGGTTGGAGACTTGGTGATATGCGATTTCAATTAAGACCAGACGGAAGAAGATAATGGCAGGAAGAGGAGCGAGAACATTAAATTTACCCCCTGCCGAATACAATCAGGGGGATGAGAATTTATTTAGGCAAACACTTACTCAGATTCATACTGAGATGAATAATGACGCTCTGCAGGTAGAAAAAATGAAAACAAAGTTTTCTTCTCTGGCATTCAGAAGGCATCAATTTCTTTTAATGGGAGCTAAAGGTGGCTGATGTACTAAAGGTTTTAGGTCAAGTAGACACTGCTGCTACGACTGTAAC